CCCGTAAGCCTCATGCCCATAATATCACTAAACTCACGATACCGAGAACCGTTCATTACGCCCTGCCTAGAAAGCCCTAGCATTTTATAACAAAGAGAATGAAGCGTCCTGAAATTAGGTAACTCTTTTTCATCTAAACCAAACCGTTCCATCGTTCGCTCACGGCCTTCTTTAGAAGCCTTTTTAGTAAAGGCAAAGTAACCTATTCGATCAGGCGAAGTACCTTGTTCCATTTCCATTTCTATAAGGTTTAATATCGTTGTTGTCTTGCCTGTTCCAGGAGGACCAAGGATAATCGACCATGTACTAGGGTCTCTCATTAAAACGGCTCCGGCTTCATGTCGGGTAAATCGAAACTACCTTCTTGTAATGAATACTCAGGTATAAACCAAACTGTTACGCCTTTACCTTTTACATGGAAAAAGTGGTGACTACCCCCTAACTCACGAAGCCTTGCCGCAATATGATTACGACCATACTCTCTAAACTGTTGCCTATTGAAATAGTCTAATAGATCTTTAAGCCTGAAGTATGTTTTACCTTCTTCTGTCCAAGGCTTACCCAAAAGTATCTCGTCTCTATTTTGCGCTTGCGCTCGCTCGGTACAAAACGCTTCTAAAAGCTCCATGAACTGTCCTTGCACCGATACGTCTTGAGGTACTTCTATTATCGACACGCTATCTAATAACTGTTGTATTGTAGTTCGCCAGTTGTTTTGACGCTGGGTAGGAGGCATGGTATTAATCGCATCCATACACCTACGTTGAAACTTCGTCTGGTTTTGTAACTCTTCTGTCGTAAGCTCTATCCTTTGCCCCTCGACATCTAAGAACCATATAGGCGGAGAGGAGTCTTGTTTTTGAAGATTACCGAACTGTGGTAAGCCTCCTGACGCACCTACCCCATATTCACATGTCCGACAAACAGCTGCATTACAAAACGCGGCAATAGGTTGATCATTACATTTATATTGGTAGTCTTTATTATTTAACGCCCGAACAACGGTTAATACTTCTTGCGCACCTAACGGTGGCTTCATGTATTTAAAATTAAATTCTTCAACCTTACGTTCCCAATCATCTTGGTGCTTCTTGCGTAAGAACACACCTAAATCAAATAACCCGTTATTACGAGTACCCTCTGGAAAGCCCATAGAACAAAGAACCTTGAGACAAGGTGGTGCGCCTACTAAGTCAGGGTTATCGTCTGCATTAACAATAGACGGAGGGGCAAGGTTTTCTAATTCACGCTTAGAAATTTTCTTATTATTTGCGTGTGTTAAAAACACCTCAAGATCTAATATACCCTCACCTTCATCGTTATGAGCATATCGAGTAGATGACGCCCCGCCGAAGTAAGGCATATTTAAGATGTTGCCTCTATCGCCTTTTTCTAAAAGAAGTTTAGTTTGTTTAGGAAATATCTCTGCTGTACCGTAACCAAAGGACGCTGCAATTTCTTTTAGCTTAGATTGCATGAGCGCAGCTGAAACAGGTTCAGATACAAAACAATAAACGTGCGCACCCCCAGACTTAGAGCGAGCAACTACAAAAGGCATTTCGCCTCGTTTTACTAAACGCTCAATAAGCTCTGCAAGGTCAAGAGGGTAAGTATCAATATCTATCGCGCCCCAGACACAAGTGTTGTCCTCGCAGATAGGAACGATACCTAAAGACTCTTTACCTTCTAAATGATTATTCCATAAATCTATAAGACGGTCATCGTCTATCTCTTCCGAGACAACACGATACTGACCTTTTTGTTTTCCTGGACCGTTATCTTCATTAGGTCGATAACTACCATAAGCTAATTTAAGACCAGTAAATAAACTGGCAAAATCGGACACCACTGACATTCTCTTTCCTTTCTAGCGGGTAAATCGGGGCAGAGTTTACACCCTGCCCCTAATACATTTACAAACCTAGAAAGGAACGTCGTCTTGAGTATCTTGACTATCACCAGACGCATCGGGGTGTTTAACTTCAACTTCCCCTTGTTTGATCATCTTCAAGAACTTTTTGCCTTCTGTCATCATGTCGTGGTTAGTAGTCGCCCCTTCTAATCCAATAGAGAACCCGTACCAAGATCCACGATCGTTTTGTTCAGCTACCGTTTTGACACGATACTTATACATGAACATAGGAGCATCGACCATATCGCCATTAGAAGTTTGAGCCTTGCGCGTTTTCATTTGCATAACCCACTTCTTAGCTTTACTTAGCTGGCTAGAAGTCATCGCAATAATTGCTTCTGACCACTGAGACTCGTCCTCGCTACAAATCATTACATAGAACTGAGCAGTCTCAGCTATATAATTACCGTTAGGCAAAACCATTTGCCCACGATCATTTTTTGTACACTCGGAAAGAATATCACGGTTCATGTGACTATTCATTAGACCCCCACCACTTTCACGTGGTTGCCATTCGAGATACCTTTTTTCGTAATAACAGGGAACAACAATAAGTCCTACATCCCCATCAGTAATATCGCCTAGAGCAGAATTATACAAGTTTCCTTGCTCTGCACCTTTGATATATTTACCGTCGTTTTTATTTAACTGTGGACTAAGAGCTTGAAGAATAGAAAGGAACGGAGTGCTTGTATCATCTTTAGTAAGATGCTCAAGACCTGTACCTAATTCTAATAGATCATCGTCAATTACTGCGACTGCGCCGCCCTCTGCTTTTACAGCTAGATCAGTTACTTTTTGTGCCATAGAATCCTCCTATTTGGCTATTGTGGTTTTATACCCAGAGTATAGATTGAATAAGTCAACAGGAATGTCTGTGCCTTTCTCAATCTGTTCTTTTGCAAATGCTTTTAAAGTCATGGGATGTACCGCTTCTTTTGTAGTAGCTTCGATACCGCTTCCTAAAAGGTGGTCTAATGCACCTTGGAAACTTTTATCTCCTCTACCAAATTTTGCGTTTATCTCTTTCTTTATAATATCTCCAAAACCATTATCCTCAAGCCACTGATGGGCGTCTTCGGATTTAGCTTTAGTGATATGTGCGTTTACAAAAGGTTCTGCTTTTACTCTTGAACCGTCAGCTAGTCTTATCTCAGATAAGCCAGCCTCTGCCAAAGCGTCTGGAAGATCATGCTCTCTTACGTTACGCAATTCTTCTTTTTTAGCTTTCAGCTGAAGGTCGATCGCAACAACGCTACTCTCTAATTCCAACTGTTTATTTGCCAGATCGGCAATGCGACGCATTTCTGTGTCGGTTGCTTCGACGTTAAGAGTATTTAATACCTCGCTCCCGAGGATATCGTCGAGATTATCACTCATCTATGTCTCCATAGTTTCTTAGGTTTATATTGATGGGGTAATACATTCTCTCCTGTTTATCCCATTTAAGAAGGTTAAGTTTACCGTTCAGATAATCTGAAACGATAGCGGATGCGACTCCGATAGCCGCTGGGTCACCAGACAATAATAAATAATCGTCTTCAGTGATTTCTCGTAACTGCTCCCGTAGTCTGTTAACCGTCGGAGCAGAACTAAATATAATTTGCCTTCGGGCTGGAAGAAGAACTTTTATCTTCCCGTACTCTAACGCAGGGGTCAGATTCCATGTCCCAAAATCTTGGATAACAAAAACTGTACTCATTCTTCTTTCTTCCTTTTTATAACCCTATATAAATTTCTACAGGTTTTAAAGTTTAAATTAATGTAAAAGCTCGTCATAATCTCATAAACTCATAATTTAGTAGTTAACTCTTTATAAACACTCGTAAACTATGCTATGAGATTAGTTATGACATTATGAGATAGATAAGACGTCGCAAGGCACTTTATAATTTTTAGAAAATTTATCTGCTAGAAAACCACTATAGGCTTTTATATATTCCTGCACATCTACTGCTTGTGAAGGATCAAGTTTTCGCAAATCATCGTTTAGTTTCTCACGAACATTTTCAAAAACGTCCATTAATAATAGATTGCCCATATAGATTTGTTCTAAACAATAAAACAAAAGTTCAACACGGTCTGCTATTCGTATATATGTTTTTTCTCTATCCCAGTGAACAGTGCCTTCATGTTCTGTAGGCCAGCCCATTTTTTCTAAAAACCCTTTTTCTATCCATTCTAAGGTATTCTGAAGTGGAGGATGTTCCCATTTTACATTAGCCGGAATATCGCCTGTCACTATTTCAGGAACATCGTGACGAAGAGCGAATACTAAACAGTTTCCTGATACAGCTGGAAAAAGATCTAATAAAATCATAGCTACACCCCAACTATGAGCCGCTATATTTTGTTCGTCTCCGTTCATAGGTTTTATATGTAACCTACGGATACGTCCTGCCATGCGGTGATTGTAAACCGCTTCACTTCGGGAATACTTCATTACTTTCTACCTTTCTTAGCTTTACCAACTAGATATACTTTAGTATAAGTAACCTCAGAAAGATAGGAGAAAGTAATGGGTTTTAAATTTAAAACAAAGCCCTATGCGCATCAACTAAAAGCTCTCGAACTCTCTTGGATGAAAGACGAGTTTGCTTTGTTAATGGACATGGGAACGGGTAAATCAAAAGTCTTAATAGACACGATAGCTGCACTTTACGATGCGGGTAGAATAGACTCAGCAGTTATAATGGCTCCAAAAGGAGTTTATAAAAACTGGGTCGGGAAAGAGATTCCTGCTCATATGCCCGAGCATATAGAATGTAATGTAGCTTATTGGGCATCGCCTCTTTCAGTAGCGCATAAGGATGCGATACGAGCGATATGGTCTCCAAATCATGACCTTCATATCCTTGTTGTAAATATAGAGGCGTTGTCAGGAGGCAAAGCAGAAGAAGTTGTAAGTAAGTTTATTAGAAGCCATCAAGGTAAAACTCTTATTGCTATTGATGAATCTACGGTTATTAAAAACCATAAGGCGAAAAGAACTAAAGCTGCTATACGAGTAGCTAAGTTAGCCAATTATAAAAGAATATTAACAGGGTCTCCGATTACTAAATCACCTCTAGACTTGTTTTCTCAGTTTCTTTTTCTTCATGAAGAGCTTCTAGGGTTTAGATCTTATTATACCTTTTGTAGCCGATACGCAGATATGGTCAGAAGAACTACGGGGTCTCATAGTTATCAACAGATCCTTGGTTTTAGAAATTTAGACGAGTTAACTAAATCTATTCAGCCTTTTTCATATAGGGTTACTAAAGAAGAATGTTTAGATCTTCCTGAAAAGAACTATATAAAACGATCTATAGAGTTAACCCCCGAACAAAAGAAAATCTATAATCAGCTGAAGAAGAATGCAGTAGCTCTTTTAGATGGTATGGAAATGGTATCTGCTAATGCAGTGATTACTCAGCTTCTACGGCTTCACCAAGTTAGTTGCGGATTCGTTAACACAGACGAAGGGGATACCATAGAGATAAAAAATACTCGTATGTCTGAGTTGTTATCTATCCTTGAAGAAGTAAACGGTAAAGCAATTATCTGGGCAAACTATAGACACGATATTATGGCTATTGAAAAAGAAATATCCAAGGTTTATGGAACAGAGTCTGTAGCTTCTTATTTCGGGGATACTCCTGGAGAAGAAAGACAAAATATTGTCGATAGATTCCAAGAGGATAAAGATCTAAGGTTCTTCGTGGGACAGCCTAGAACAGGTGGATACGGCCTCACGCTTACTTCAGCAAATACTGTAGTTTATTATAGTAATAGCTATGATCTTGAAGTAAGGTTGCAATCTGAAGATAGAGCGCACAGAATAGGTCAAAACTTTTCTGTAACTTATATAGACTTAGTTGCTGAAAAAACAGTTGACGAAAAGATCGTTACTGCTTTAAGAAAAAAGATTAACATAGCAACGCAGGTTCTCGGAGAAGATTGGAAAAAATGGCTGATTTAATTGACGAATTTAAACATATACGAAAAAAGTCTGGTTTAAGCCAACGACAAGTAACCGATGATACAGGAGTAAGTGTTATTACTGTATATACTTGGGAAGCCAGACAGCGACAGCCCACCCTTGCTAACTTTAACAAAGTTTTAGAAACGATGGGCTATGAGCTTTCTATTCAGCCAAAGACCTCATCCGGTCAACCAAACGTCTAGCTCGGTTTGGAACTTGCGTGTACCACCTAGAATCAACCATCTGGTCGGCTGCTTCGTTGTAGTCACGAGCATCAACTCCAGCTTTCATACCAACGAATTTTGACAGTCGAGGCCGACCCATATTGAACATCATGTTGCACAGTATATGTTGTAGCTCTTCGTCAAAGTCATCAAAATCTGGGTACAACACCTTGCACTCATCTATAGTTACTGCGACATCTAACGCAAACAATTGTCGCACCCGCTCTTGTTCGACCACTGTACCCACTGGCTTGCCATGTTCTTCGTCATGTTCAGTGATTAAGTGACCCACGCCCGTTGTACACAGGCCAAGATGATCCAAATAAATTTCGTATTTGCATCCTTCATCTTCTGCGATCTCTTCGCGTAATTTATCTTTATTCATTTTTTAAAGCCTTTCAATCCACGGATACCAAATGATGCACCGATACTAGCATACATTGCCCATTGAAACCATTCTGGGGTATTTGACAATGCTGCGAATCCTTCTTGAACATAAGGTTGTGTGAAGGGTATAAAACACATAGCTATTATTATAATGAATAAAATCGTCCACGCTTCATCTTTCCAACTATTGTCAGAAGACTGAGCCATAATTTTTTCCCAGCCAGCTTCATGCGTAGCTGCAGTGACCATAACTTGCGCTTCTGCTTCAGCGCGAGCTTTCGCTACTGCACCTTTAGCTTTAGTTTGTTCAACTTTAGATTCCATCCAGCTACCAGCTAGGTTTGCTATTGGACCTATGAGTGCTTGTAACATTAATATAACTCCTTACTTGCGGCTACCTTAACAGGTTTACAATAAGCTGTTGCTCTATGTTTAGCAGGGACGCCACTTAAACTTCCGTAATTACCGTATCTCTTAGTTATTTGAGAAGCAAAATAATTACAATCAACTACTGATCTAAAATACATATCTTGACTTTGTACTTTGCCGCCTAATACAACTACTAATAAAAACGCATGAATCACTTTTTATTCATCCACGCAGTTGTTCCCATGTACGCTCCAACGATCCCTGCTCCTGAAATATAGAATAAATTAGATATATCAGATAAAGCCTTTACCCTATCCAAAGGGATAAAAAACATAGCTACAGTAAACACACCCATTGAAATCAAAGTGTAGCGAGCCATCCTAAGTTGAGCTAAATGCTTGCGAAGATTGTCCTCTGTTGCTTTGATTTCTTTGACATGAGACAGTTCTTCATCGCTAACAATGCCATCACCGTCTTCATCATATTCGGCAAATTTAGATTGTTTTTGTAATTTCTTTTGCATCAAACATAACCGTTGCTATTGCTACACTAAACATTAAAAATATAAACAAACCTATAACTACAGCTATTAGAAAAAATATACCAACTCCAATTTTAAAATTATCCATTAACTCTTCTTGTCTTAGTCTTTCCATTTTCTTAGCTTTGGCTGCTGCTTCTTTGGCTTCTTGTATACGCTTTGCTCTCTCAGCTATAATGCCAGCCCAAGTGCCATGACCAAATCGCATATCAACCATAGTAGCCACTTCTTGTAGTTGTTCGGCTGCTAACTTAGCGTTGATTACTTCTTTAGCTACAGTGTCAACGCCAAACTGATCTCCTAATCCAACACCACCAGACTTTTTATTTCGTAACGCTTGTACTTCTTTTTCACCTCGAAAAAGGTCATCAATCTGTCCAGCTATTTGAGATATATCTTGACACGTTGATATATTACTTTTGATAAAATCAACTGAAGCTTTGACTAAGCTAATACCCGTGAGAACTTCTGCAACTACCATGTATCATCTGTTTCCTGCTTCGAGTTCTTGTAAAATTGCTCGTGCTTCATTAGGTTTATCAACAGGTAATTCACCATCGATTGGGTAATCGTATCTGCCAAATAATACACGCCCAATAGTCTTTTCTAACTCAGAGGATAAAGGTGATTTCATAGAAGCTTTAGCTGCTTCCGCCATTGCTCTAGGGTCTGCAAGAGCCGTGGTTAAAGCATCTTCTTTTACGTTCCCTCGGACTTTATTAAACGCTGTTAAAAAACGTCCAGGACGGGTAAACATACCTACATAGCCTCTTATAAGACCCGTTAGCATATTACCTTCTTTTCTTGCCCCACGTGTCGGAACATCAGTAAGTGCTGCTTCCGTAGCATCAACTACAGTGCGGAGGTTCTTTGTATAGTCTTGTCCAAAAAGAGTTGATAATTTATCTTTATTAGAGTCTAAATAATTGCGCATTGCAACGGGGTCCATGACCTCTCGACCATTGACCGTTTTAGTTCTTCCTGCGGCAGGGTTCCATATATCTTTATAGACAAAGGCTTTATAAGTATCTAAAAGCTCTGGAGACTCACGAAGTAATAAATGGACTTGATCAAATTTAGCAAACCTATCTGCTTTCCAAGTGTTTTCAAATATAGTTTCTGGTTCTACAGCTTTACCACCACCTAAATCAAATTGACGACTAATTTTATCAAGAGTAGCTTTTTGCCTAGCTTGAACTTGAACTACTTGTTCTGAAAACTCTGTAGCTGAACCAAGGGCGGCTCTTTCAGCTCGGGATAAATAAGTATCCATTACCGCGCCATATTCATTTATAAATTTATTATGCGCAGCAACATTTATTTCTTTAATTTGACCCCGAGCATCTTTTTTAACTACCGTATCCTGCCATTTTTTACGAATAGTTGCACCTATATCATAATATAGACTTGCGTTATCAGGAGTTTTAAGTTCAGCAGCGATATCTAAAACAGCTGTTTTTCCTGTGCGGTCTCTTTGAAATAACAAATTCCAAGCGGCTTCAGGATTTTTAGCATTGCGTAATTTAGCTACAGCTGAAAGTGTTGTATTCCTAAACTTTCTAGAAAAATCTGCAAACTGATCGTCTAATACTTTTAATTCATCAGCCATTCCTGCAGGAGCATCTTTACGAGATAAAACACGATTACGAGCTTTTTCTAAAGCATCTACCATTTTAGATAATGTTTCAGGATAAGGAGCATCTTCTCCTGTTAATGTTTTTCTATACGCTTGTCTTTCAAGTCTTCTAAGGTCTCGAATATTTTCATTAATAGTACGAAGCGATACATTTTTTACTGAAATTGCTCCGCCTTTTTCACTTAATACAAAATTATCGAAAACTTTATTTACAACTTTACGTTCTGCGTCATTTAAAAAAGGTCTATCAGCAAAAGTCTTACGAATATCTGAAGCAAGTCTTGCCGCTTCACTGGGTTTTATTCCACCTTTACCAATTTTAACAGAATCAATACTAATACCTGTTGAATCAGACCAACGCTTAAATAGATCTTCGTAATTTTTACCAATCGCAGCACTAGCTTTTCCGTAAGATTCCCCAATAGCGTCTCTAGCAGCATTACCAATAGAAGCAGCATCAGCGACACTAGACGGTAAATTAACTGCATCATCAATAGCTTTATCAATATTAATTAACGCATCATCTGTAAGTGCTTTCGTTTGTAATGTTTGCGCTTCTAAACGAGCAGCGGCTTCAGCTTGTATATTTTCACCTAAACGAAGACGTTCTACTTCGCCCATGCGATTAGCTTGACCCTCAACTCCTACAGGCATAGGAGTTTCTTGCGAGGCTTCTTTAACAGCTTTTTCAGCGGTAAGCGCGGCTGTTCTACTAGGTGTTAATATTCCCTCAGCTGTTTCTCGAGAAGGGGAAGTAGCTACTAAGGCTTCACGTTCAGCAAGTTCTGTAGCTGATGCTTGCATTGCAGCTGCGTCGCTGATATTAGTTGCGTCTTTTGCTGCTGCTTCTAAAACTTGAGCAGATGACGGTGTAATACCTTTTTCCGCTGCCATTTTACCAGCAGGAGACGCCATATATTTATCAAACGCTTTAATAAAAGTAGCTTCGTCAATATCAAAATCAAACTTCGGACGAGCTAAACCTACTGCCCTAAGAACAGGTTTAAACAGTTTAAAGGCGACAGCACCGCCAAAACCGAAAAGAGCACTTAATTTTGCTTCTTGAAAAGCTTGGTATAAAATTTGTTCGTCAGTAATATCTTCTGGTAAAAAACCTTGTAGTTGAGCAAATTTTAAACGAGACATCGAAGTAACACCAGCTGCTACTGAAGAAGCAACAATAGAGGGTCCACCTGTAAAACCAACTCCTGGAGTAAATGCAGCAAGAACCCCAGCTGTAGTTTCTGTAGCTATAGGTAATAATGTATCTGCGGAAATATCTGCTAAATCTCCAGGAATATCCATATAGTTTTGAACTGTGGCAAACGGGTCTAAGACATTATACTTGCCATCAAATCTTGGATCTTTAAATTCTAGTTTTTTACTTACATCGCCGACACGAAGCCCAAAGTCGTAATCATCATTAATAAGACCTTCGTTTTTAAAATAACGTTTAAGATTATGTTGTACATTTTTCTTTTGAAGTTCAGGATCAAAAAGAGTAGTGGTACTTAGTGCCGCTCGTAAACTTGTAGGAATACCTTCGTTAAGGATTCC